CAGCCGCATCATCACCTGAAGCAACGCGCGGACGATGGGCGCGCGAGGCTGCTGATGAGCGTGCATCAGGACAACCCGCGGTACTACCAGGGTGGTGAGCTGACACCGGATGGCGCGGCGTACCTGTCGCTGCTGGGGTCGCTGACTGGGGTGCGGCGGCAACGGTACCTGCTGGGGTTGTGGGTCGCTGCGGAGGGCCTGGTGTACGAGCTGTGGGACGCCGACGTTCACGTCACCGACCGCTGGTCGAAGTCGAAGCCGCCGCCGTCGGACTGGCCGCGGCTGATGGGCGTGGACTTCGGGTTCCGGAACCCGTTCGCGTGCGGGTGGTTCGCGCTGGCGCCGGACAATCAGCTTGTCCTGTACCGCGAGATCTACCGCACTCAGCGGCTGGTGGAGGACCACGCCGCCGACATCCTGGCGGCGTCGAAAGGCGATGTGTTCCCGCGGCGGGTGGTGTGCGACCATGACGCGGAGGACCGGGCGACGCTGGAGCGGCATCTTGGATGCGCGACGGTGCCGGCGATTAAGGCGGTGTCGGAGGGTATCCAGGCGGTGTCGGAGCGTTTGAAGCTCCGGGCAGATGGCACGCCGGGTTTGCTGGTGTGCCAGGACACGCTGGTGTCTAAGGACCGGGCGCTGGTGGAGGCCCGTAAGCCGTTGTGCTTTCTGGATGAGGTGGTGGGGTATGTGTGGGATGAGCGGCCGGTGCCTGGTGGTGGGAACGCGCGGGATGTGCCGTTGAAAGCTGATGATCACGCTTGTGACATGGCGAGATATGTGTGCGCTGAGGTGGATCGTGGTGTGCGGCCAAGGCTGCGGGTGCTGCCGTTGTAGCGTGGTCGCATGGCTGAACTCGCGGGTTACCCCCTGGACAGGGCGCACGCTTCGAGCATCATCGACGCTGGGTATCACAAGGCATCTGAGTTGCTGGCGTTCTTGGGCATGGCTGATCTGACGGTGGATGATGTCGTCGTACGCGCATGGCTGATGAGGCGGGTCAGCGCAGGTACGAGGTTGTTCTCAGAGCGGGCAGTTCATGAGCGCTGACCAAGTAACCGCCGCAGCGTGGTTTGATCAGTTCGCCCCGTGGCTTGACGAGCATCCTGAGGTGGACGGGCGTGGCCAGTGGTGCCGTCGGCACTGGGCACCGTGTCCCGCGCTGGGCGCGAACGGGATAGGCGCGTCGATCGAAGTCCTCGGCTTGTGGGTGGCGACGTTGCCGCCGAACCTGACGTCGGCTTCTTCCCGTAATCGTGCCGCTGAGCGTGCCGGGTCGTTGTGCTGCGTGCTGGGAGACGTGGCGATGTACACGGTGTGGTCGAGGTGGCCTCCGCCGGCGTAGCATGGCTGCATGTTCCGATCCGCCAGTACTACCGCCCGATCATCGTCGGGCCGCGTGGAGGGCTGGCTGAGCGGTAACAGCGCCGGATTGCTAATCCGAGGCCGGGACTGAGCGTCCCGCGCGAGTTCGATCCTCGCGCCCTCCGCTGGGAGGGTGGCGTACCGGGTACGAAATCGCCTCGAAAGCGACGCCATGGGGAACCATGAGGGTTCGACTCCTTCACCCTCCGCTGATCTAGACGACCCTGACGTGGTCCCGCTGTACCGGTGGCCTGACCGGGACGCTGCGGGCGTGTTCGTGGTGTGCTGCTCGTGCCGTGACTGGGCTGCGGTCGGCGCCGTCACCGAAGTCAACCGCGCGGCCGGCGCTCATGACGACTCGCCTTACGCAAGGCATGTGGTGCGGATACGCGGCCAGCTTGCAAGTGGATACCACTAGGTGTAGGGTGAGGGCACTGGAGAAAGGAAGCGGAGATGAACAACCCGCTTGAAGGTGCCACGATCATCGCCACCCACACGGGCAGCGGACTCGTGATCCACGCCGACGGCGAATGGGCCGGCGGAAACTCGTCGGTCGGACTCGCGGTCGCCGCGAACCTGTACCGTCAGGGCAAGCCGACCCCGTGCCACCTGATACACGGTGCGAGCGACCCGTGCGAGGTGTGCCCACGGTGACGATCTATGACCACGCTTGGGCCTACGCTTACGACACCGCAGGGCAGCCCTCCGATGTGGCTGATGCATACGCCGAGCACTTCGCCGCTATGGACGCTGCGGGTGAAGTCACCGTAGACACGAGTCACAGCCGCGAGTTCCCGCGCTGGCACGCAGCGAACGGAGGCAACTGACGTGAATCTTCCCGAAGACTGCCATTTCGGGTACTACCTGCGGCACGAGGCGTGGTACGCCCCAACCATCGGAGCCACGCCGGGCATCACGGTCGGTGCGTACGCCAATGATGGTGGCTGCGCGTGGGAGTTCGAAGTTGAGCAGCATGAGTTCAGCGACGACCACAAGGCAGTGCGCATCTGCATGTTCGGGGGCGCCTTCGAGGCGTACGTGCAGATACCGGAGTTCTTCGCCGCGCTCGTCCGGCATCCCGGAATTTCCACGTTCGATCAGGTGCGAATCATCCTTGACCAGCTCGGTGCGACTGACCGCACAGATCGCGTACGCCCTGGCGAGAAGGAACCCAGTGACCGGCTTCGGCAGGACATCGCGCGGATAGCGCGGGGGTCTGCTGACCCCGACGAGATGACGGATCAGATCATGCGGCTGATTGGCGTGAGAGTTGACTCCCGCTGAGTTCTTGGACTGGTCGAACCGGCTAGACGCAGCCATCGTAACCGGCCTGACCGCGGAATATGCCAGCTATCACCGTGGCCGTCGCGACGGGTACGACGCTGGGTACCGTGCAGCCGTGCAAGACATGGCTGCACGTCAGCGCGTCGCAGCCGACCACCTGATCCGTGGCACGTCTGGCCGCACGTTCCGTGAACTCCAGATCCTGCGGTACGCCCCCACGGGATGGCGTGGCACGGTTCCTGACGGTCTGGACAGTTACCAGGAACGGTTGTGGCTTGCCCGGCTGCCCCGTGAAGGCGACTATCAGGGAGAACGACATGCCAAAGCACAGTGACGGTGACAGCACCGCAAGCGACCACGGCTACCGGTCCGGCGACGACCGGTACGACCCGAAGCACGGAACGAACGACCAGTGAAACCATCGAAGAACTGGATGGGCGGTGTTGCCAGCACCGACCTGCCGATCCGTGATATCCGGCATTCCACGCTGGCTAGGCAAGTCCTGCATGACGAACCTCTGCTGAACAAACCCGAGTTCGTGCCATACCGGTGGCAGGGCCGGGCGGGCTGGAACCCGGAAGACGTGGAAATCCCGTCTCGCCTGCAACTCAGTACCGCGGATCACCGTGACTGGCGGCGTGAGCATGCGGCGCTGGTCGCTGGGGTTCGTGCGCGGCTGGCTGGCATGTCTTCTGGTCAGCGTGATGCTCTGGCGTGCGCTCCGGAACTGTCGGGGTTGTGGCCGGTGTGTGATGCTTGCAAGGCTGGTTCGCATTGTGACTGGTGTATTTGCTGCGGGAGTCAGGGATGCTGACCGAGCCGTGCGCCGTGGCCGTTGACTGGCACGCCGCCGTCACCGACCACGCTGCCGATCGGTGCGGTGAGCCGACCATGGCCGAGGTGCTAGTTGCCTGCTTGCATGAGCATGTGTCACGACAGCGGATCTGCTCAGGGTGCGCGGCCGAGTTCCAGTTGGTGCATGCGGGTGAGTGGGTGTGCGTGTCATGCGCGGAATCTTCCATCCCGCATCGCTGCGTTCCGGTGGTGGAACTCCGCTGGGATTCCGGTGAGGTGACGGTTCTGTGAGCGCATCCCTGAACCCTGTCCGGTTGTGCTGCGGCCAGCGCCACGACGCAAACCATGTCCAGTGCCCGGACGGTCTCGTGATGTGCTGCCTGTGCTTCCATCGGGTGCCGGTCGATGAACTGAACATCCCTGACGGTGACGGCCGGCCCGAAGACGTGTGCGAGACTTGCGTGAGAAGCGAAAGGGACCGGGCACATGGGCGATATCGGTGAGGTAATCCGCGAGATCGAGCTTGAGCCGGTGCCTGACGCTGAGCCGGCGCCTGTCCTCGTGCCTGCCTGATGGCGTACGCGGGTAACCCAGGGTTCAGCGAGAACCACGGCCCTGACCTCGGTGTCGGGTCGCTGTTCGGGTTGCGCACGTGGTCGGTTACCTACGATGCGCTTACTGACGACGCTTACCTGACCGGCAGTTACGGAACCGTGTGGCGTGATGCGACGCTGGACGCCGAATGCGACGCTGGGCATGAACGGCCACCTGTCCGGTCATGCGGCTGCGGGATCTGGGCGTACTGGCGTGGCCACGAGCACGTCACCAGCCGCGTTGTGACTGGCGTGGTGGAGGCGTGGGGACGTTGCCTGATCGGTGAACGGGGCTTCCGCGCTCAGCACGCCAGGATCAGGGCGCTGACCGCTGGCAGTTCCAAATTCACCGAACCGCCGCCCCCAATGCCCCGATGCCCCCTGAAACCGGTGTCTCCCTCAATATCAGCGGTCCTCGGCCCGTTCTGGGGGCCGGTTCCTGACCTGAGCATCGACGCAGTCATAGCCCGGCAAGACGCATGGGACTCGGCTGTCTGGCAGGCCGCAGCGGATTACCTGCACGGTGTCGCCAAGTGGGAACGTGACGCTATACCGCGGTATACGGGTGCCCTCGAAACGTGGAGGGAACGCAAGCGCGCCCACGAACTGAGACCGGCCGCGCTGGGCAGGTACGGTGTGCCGGTGTTCGGGTCGGCCGAGGAAATGCTAGCCGAGTTCCCGGTGCCAGACCGCTACGACGGCTGAGCGGTGCTGAGCTTCCCGCCCTGCGCGACCGCGACCAGGTGCTCCGCGACAAGCTCAGCGGTGAACCGGGCGCACGTGTCCGGGTCGGTGGCGACCATCAGCGTGTTGTTCTGCGCCTTGTAACCAGGACCACCAGCGGACTGACGGCCCGCGACGAACGTACCCTCGCCCGACGCGGACCAGTTCACCGAACCCTCGAACAGCACCCGGCCGTCAAGAACCCCGCCTTTGGTGTGGGTGATCTGGTGGGTAGCGGACTGGCCGACCGCGAAGTGGGCGCTGTACGCCTGCGGGTCGGCGGCCATGTCGGAGGCGAGGATCGCCCGTTCGTGCACGCCACCTGCCTGGGACTTGTCGAGGGTGTACACGGCGGTGGTGAGCGGGTCACGGGCGACAGCCATCACCAGCTGGTTAAGTTCTTCGTCGTCGTAGCCGAACATGTTCATGTACGCACTGACCGCGACCCGTGCCCATAGGTACTTCAGGATGCCGTGCACGTCGTCACGGCCGGTGAAGAACAGGTGGAAGTCGGGGCTGGCGTCGGTGGCGTAGGTGCCTTCGCGGGTGAACGGGGCGAGTTCGGCTAGGGTGAACGTCGCGAGCCCACCTGGCTTAGCTGCGGTGTCAGTGGGCGGGGTGTAGGTAATCATGATCCCCACAGTGCCATAAACCGTGATCAGCGTGCTACTGTAGCGAGCGAACCCGGGCGGGGTGTGCGAAACCGGCCCGGGTTCACCGCGCTCCCCGCCCGAGTGCATTTTCTCGGGAGGCGCAAGTGGCGGTCGTGCTGCCGGTGCCGCGCAGGCTACTCAGTGGCTACGCGCGGAAGGCGCGCCCCGTGCTCGCCAAGTTCCTGCGCCCCGCACGCGCTCCGCTCGCGAACCTCGCCCAAGTGCCGCTGACATTCTGCGGGTTCGCTTGTCTCGCCGCAGCGGCTCTGTGGTGGAACCCTGTCGCCGGGCTGGCCTGCACGGGTGTGCTGCTGATCGTGCTTGAGCACGTCATCGCGGATGACGGGACGAGCCGATGAGGACATGGCTGGCACTTCTCGCCATCGTCAGTGCCGAGCGCCGGTACGCGAAGATCGTCGCGCGGCGTATGCAGCGATACGCCGGCAACCTGAACACGCAACTAGCAGAAGTGCTTCCTGACGGCGTGCGGTTTGAATGGGCGGACCGGTGAACCCCGCCGACCTCAGCACCCTGATCCTGTCGAACGCCCCGCAGGAACCATGCGGATACGGGCAGCAAGCCGGGCTGCTGGCCCTTCGGATGAAAGCCGCTGGTTACCCCGTCGCCATCCAAGCGTTCCACGGGCAGCACGGCTCGGTTGCCGAGTGGAACGGCATCACCGTCTACCCCGCGTCGTACTCGTCCCGGTCACGGCACTTCGGCCTCGACCTGACCGCCGAGTACATGACGGACTGCAAAGCCGATCTGCTGCTCACCCTGACTGACGCGTGGGTGTTCGATCCGACGAAGCTCGCGAAGTTCCACGTCGCGCATTGGCTGCCGATCGACGCGGCGATGCCCGGCTGCGAACCGTGGACCCAGGTCGGTGACCCAGACCTGTCCACCCTCTCAGTGTCCGGCGCGATTCCCGTCGCCATGTCCCGGTTCGGGCAGCAGCAGCTACAGGCCGCTGGATACCCCGCGTTGTACGCGCCGCACGGCGTCGACTGCCAGGTGTTCGCCCCCCGTGACGACGCAGACACGATCCGGTCAGCTTTCGGGTTCGGTGACGAGTTCGTCGTGGTGATGAACGCCGCGAACGTGGACTTGTACCGCAAGGCGTTCATCCCGCAGTTCCTCGCGTTCAGCAAGTTCCATGAACGGCACCCGAACTCGCGGCTGCTGTGCTGGACGCTTCCCGATGGCCGGCCGCAAGGCTTGAACCTTGGGCGGTGGGCGAAACGGCTCGGGATCTTCGACGCGATCGAATTTCCGCCATCTGAGGAACGCTACATCGCGGGTGGATACTCGCCGCAGTGGCTAGCGTCGTGCCTGTACCCGCTGGGGAACGTGTTCCTCGGTGCCACGCGGGCCGAAGGGTTCGGCATCCCGATCGTCGAAGCCGCGGCGTGCGGGCTGCCGACGATCGCAACGGATTTCTCCGCGATGACCGAAACCGGCGCTGGCGGCGTCCTCGTGCCAGGGCACCCGTTTGAGACACCGCTGCATAACGCGTTCTGGGCTACCCCGTCGATCGCGCATATCGAGGCTGCGCTTGAGCGGCTGTGGCAGGCCCGCGAGGACGGCGAGTTGCCCGCGTGGCGTGCCCGCGCCCGTCAGCACGCGCTGACCTATGACTGTGACCGGGTGTTCGGTGAGTACTGGGTGCCCGCGCTGGCTGAGATCGGGCATCGGATCGACGGGCCAACGGTTGCTGAGCGCGCCGACGCGCACGGCCGGGCGCTGACTGAGTTCATCGCTAGGTCTGAGGACGTGTGGCGGGAAATTGACCGGCTTGACGCCGAACCCGAGGGTTACCACCCGAACCGGATGAGCGTGGAGCTACGCCAGGCGGAACGCGCTGCGTGGAACACCTATCGTGACACCAAGCCCGCAGCCTCGGCAACCGAGGTGCACCTCCCCGGAACAGGGCAAGACCAGTGAAGTCCGGCCTCCGCGCGATGACCCGCGTGTTGCGGAACCAGGGCAAGCCACCCGTCCGCTACGCCGAAGCGGTCACCGTCCCAGGCTGGGGGAACTGGGATTACAACGACACCCGCGAAGCCGATGTCCAAGCCATGCAGCGCCTAGGCGACGTGTTCGGCATAGTCGACCTCCTCGCCACCGCGGTGTCGCGTGTTGAATGGCGGATGTACCGCAAGCCGGAACCTGCCGACCGTGCCCGTTTCGCGTCCGCTGACGAAGGGTCTGATGAGCGCGAGGAAGTGCTTGACCATCCGGCGCTGAACCTCATCAACAACCCGTGCCCGTGGGTTCCGCACATGAACGGCAAGTTCTTCCGCCGCGCCGTGCAGCAGCACCGCGAACTCACAGGTGAGGGTTACCTGCTGATCGAGCGGGGCAACCTGAAAGGCCAGCGGGTCAGTCTGCCGATCGGGTTGTGGTACGCGCGGCCTGACCGGGTCGACCCGGTGCCGTCCGTCGACAACTTCATCGCCGGGTACGTGTACACCGGGCCTGACGGCGTCGCTGAGCCGTTGCGACTCGATGAGGTTATCCCGATCCTGAGTCCGAACCCGTACGACATGTACCACGGTCTCGGCCCGGTGCAGTCGGTGCTGACCGACATTGACAGTGCGCGGTACACGTCGGAGTGGAACCGGAACTTCTTCCTGAACGGTGCCCCGGCAGGCGGGGTGTTCCAATTTGACCGGAACCTGACCGACCGGGAATGGGAAGAGTTCGTCAACAGGTGGCGTGAATCGCATCAGGGCGTGATGCGGGCGCACCGTCTGGCGGTCATCGAAGGGGGCACGTGGACCCCTGAGGCGACCGTCGTCAAGGACATGGATTTCGCGAACCTCCGCCAGTGCACGTCGGATGTGATCAGGCGGGCGTGGCGTATCCACAAGCACATGATGGGCGAGTCCGACACCGTCAACTTGGCGAACGCCGAAACCGCAGAGGAAACGTTCACGCGCTGGCAGGTCGTGGACCGGCTGGAGGACTGGAAACTGGCGTACAACGGCCGGTTGCTGCCCATGTACGGCCCGGCCGGGCGGGGCGTGGAAGTCGACTACGTTGACCCGGTCCCGCAGAACCGTGAAGCGAACATGCTTGAGCTGACCGGCAAGGCGACCGCCGCGGCGACGCTGGCAGACGCCGGGTGGGACCCAGGTGACGTGCTGGTGACGTGCGGCCTGCCACCAATGAAGTTCACGGGTGTCGCCGCGGCGAACGTGCCTGCGCTCCCGTCCGAGCCGGGTGGCCCGATCCCGCGGTACCCGGAGCATGAGCCGGACGAAGCCACCGACCCGGACATCATCGCGCGACTGCGCCCGTTCACCGCGCGGGCACTACCCAGCCGATCTTTGAACGGGGTGCGCTGATGGATCGCAAGAATGTCCGCACCACGCGACGCATGGTGAACCTGCAAGCTGGCCGGTCAGACTGGTACCGCATCGGCAATGTCCTTGCCGGTGAGCCGACACGAGTAGACATCTACGACGAGATCGGGTTCTGGGGAGTCACCGCCCAGGATCTCGTCCGTGACCTCGCGCAGGTGCCGGGTGACCTTGACTTG